TTCCACTTTCTGGAATCTGGAAAGCCGCAGTGTGCGGCGTGCGTCAAGCCGAGCGGACGGTGCCGTCGTTCATCACTCGGTAGTTATTCACGTCGAACGCACCGCCCTTGTGGATAGTGGCCATGGCGAAGCCCCAGTTCCAGCGGTTGAACTTCGCGTACTCGGGCCGCAAGTCACACAGGCAGCCGGTGCTCCAGCACGCCGTCTCGTGGTGCCACATATCGGATTCGGCATGGTTGCTCGTGCGGTGGGAATGTCCAACCAGCACCGTCGAAAGCGTCCGCAGGAAGGCACCTCGAGCGACGTTCACCGGGGCCGCCATTCCCTTCGGCAGCTCGTGGCCGTGCAGCACGGGCAACTTCCCCAGCATCACCGGCCGCTGGTCATCCACGAGCGTCACGTTGTGCTTGTCGAGATCAAGCCACGCACAGAGTGACATTCGCGGATCGTCGCTGATCTCGGCGGCGTGTTGCCACAGCCAATGCTGCCAACGATCTTCATGGTTCCCGAGCTTGTAGATGATCGGGATCTTCGGGAACTCTTGCCGCAGCCACTCGATGAAACGCCGCACCGCTTCGAGTTCGCCCTTAAAGTCCCGCTGCGTGGGATCCTTCATGTAGCGGGAGATGGCGTAGAAGTCGGCGATGTCCCCGTTCAGCAGAAGCCCCTTGAGGTTCTGCTCCTTGAGAAAGCCGACGGCGGCAGCCACGGCGATCTCTGAGTGATAAGGCACGTGAACGTCGCTAATGATGCCAACCGGGCCGAGCACGTTCATCACATGCGGAGTCCATGGCTCGGCCAAACTCTTGGGCATCGGCCGCTGCTCGCCTGACGTTCGAGGCGGGCGTTGCGTTGCCGGCCTCATGTCCTTGAGGTCAGACTTGCCATTCAGCCCGAACTGCCGTGATATCCGTTTGCGTGCCTGCTCGAGCGTGATGGCACCACGGCACTCTCTGACAAGTCGTCTTGCAAGAGTCTTGGTCGGTGCTTCGGGATGCATGCGGCAGATCCGCTTGGCCATCTCGGTGATCACGTCACCCGCCATCGCTCACCTCCCTGTAGCCGAGGCTCCACAGCACCTTCGCAATGTCCTTGCCGGCCTGCTCGGTGTGCTCTTCGCTCGCCGTCGGGTAGAGGGCGTGCAGCAACTCGTGAACGATGATCGTGAGCTTGTGCCGTCCACGCAGGGCGTCGTGGATCAGGATGCGTGGCCGCTTGCTCTTCTGCGAAAACGTGTAGCCGTACGCCTGGCCTTTGAGGTCAGTGAACCTCAGCAGCCACCGCTCGTCGCCGTTCAGTGTGAAAACATGGTCGTCGGCCACGGCTTGCCCTTTCACGTTTCACCGTAGTGGGGGCGTCAACCGATGCCAAGTTTGCGGCCCAGTTTGTTCAGGGCCTCGGCCCGCTTTGAGCACCCACACGGGCGGCCGATCGCCTTGCTCACACGCTCTTCGGTGATGCCGATGGCCGACAGCCCCGCCTTCACCATGTCGCCCAGGCCGGGCCTCGCACGGGGATAAGCCGGGTGCGTCTCGTCCACGGTGACGGTGTCGCCGTTTTCGCTGACGATGCAGGGCCGCACCTGCTCAAGCGTGTAGCCACGCTCGCGGCAGCGAGCCTCGAATGCTGAGCGGCGGCCAGTGATCATGGGAACTCACACGGGCAATCGCCGCAATCCGTTAGCGTAAACACGATAGAGGTGACGTAGTTAATGTCTGGCGTCTGGTCGCACTCCGCACCAGGATCGTTCGGCGCAAAGGTGTATGTTTCTGCTATTACGTTCCCGTAAGTGCAGTTGCACCCAATGCCAAGTTCTTGGCAACACGTCGTGCAGTTCAGCAGTTGCTGCTTGGAAGCACCTTGGCTGCACGTGCCATCGCTCAAAATCTGGTGCGAAAAACCGATGGTGTTGCAGTCGGCAATGTAGGCACTGATCGGTGTATTGCTAATCGGATTACCGGCCTCATCCAGTTGATCGTCTCCGTTGGTTCGTGTCTGCCCGTTGGAGTAGGTCACTGTTACCGTAATTGTGCAGTTTGTGCCTGTGATGCAACACACCTGCTGGCAACAGCACGCCTGCTCAGTGCCGACAGCACCGTTGCGAAACACCGGCCCGTTGTCCCATGCAATGCTGGTCATGCGGCAGTCGAGCACGTGGTGATGGAGTACCACGTCAGCGTGGCGCATGCCGTGCCGCTCGTGCTTGCGGCCGAGTGCCCGAGCAGTTGGATAACGCCAGACGAATAGCCAGGCAGTGCCGTCAGGTCTACCCCGGCAATAGACATCCGGCACGTGTGCGCCGTGTTCAGGCTGCTGATCTCGAGCACGCTGTTGGTGCCGTTTGCACGGCCGAACACAACGAACTGAGAAGCCGAAGTGTCTGACGTGTTACCGTCCGACGAGTTGCACCAGTTGTAGACAGACGCTGTGTTTGTGGAGTTTTGCAGCGTCACGGTCTTCCACGAACCCTTGGACCACGAACCCGTAAACGTGGCCACCTTCAGCACTACGCCGCCGCCCGGCACCGGGTGGTCAAACGTCACGCCGCTCTGGTTTCGGTCGCCCTGTTCAACGGTGCGAACCGCCTTGGCAATCCGCTGAGCCGCCCCACGAGTGAACGAGACGCCGCCGCTCGAGCCGGCCGCCTGGCCGCCGCCGTTGCTCGCTCCTTGGCTGGCCATGCGTCAGCCCTCGGCGATGGTGATTACCAGGCGGGTGCCGGTGAGGTTGGCCTGAGCGGCGTAGGAGCCGGCAGCCAGTCGGCCCACGGCCGCCTCGCCACCCTTTAGCGATACGCACTGGACGAGCGAGCCACCAGACAACTGCCCAAACGAGACAGATGCCGTGGCGATCGTGGACAGATTTCGAGCAAAGAACAGGCCCACGCTCGACAACGACGCCGTGCTGATGGCCACCGTGCCAGCAGCGTTGGTGCCGGGGGCAAGAGTCTGCGTGGCAAGACCCGAAACGCTCATGTCGGTGGTGACGCCGGCCGCTGAGAACGACTGCGACAAAGCGCCTTTGCTGACCTGCGCCTGAATGGTGTACGTGATGTCGGCCATGGCTATCTCCTACGGTTGCGGCGGCGTGCCGAAGTATTGAGCGAATGGAACGGCCTTGTGAACACGCCGCACCAGAATGGTGGGGGCTCCGGTGGAAAGCCCGCCCGAGTTGTCCAGCGGCTGCGGGTTTGACGCAGGCACTTTGTCGCCGGTTTCAGCGTCGATGACGTACGCACGCTTCTTCGTGCCGCCGTCCAGGTAGTTATAGCCAATGTTTGGCAGCTGCAGCGGCCACCCGTCAGGACGATACTCAAGAGTGACTTCAATCTGCCAGTACCGGATCTCGGTGTCGTTGACAACTTCAACAGCTGGCTGCCCGCTGATGCCAGAACACTTCCACGTGTATTCAGCCGCACCCAAGAACGTGTCGCTGTTGAGCGTGTTGGTAACAAGCGTGGCGAGTCCGTAATCGAACGTGGCCCGGTTGCTGCTGATGGACGCCTGCAGCGTCGATATGTCCGTGGTTGACCCCTCGAAAAAGTCATTCGCCGAGTTCTGCAGCACCTTGAGCGTGTTGCCGTCGTAGTAATACAGTGCCGGAACCTGAAGTCCGCCCGTGGTCCACTTCCAGATGTCGGGCCTAGCCAGCGGGTTCGGGTCGGGGTTTGACTGCTTCGGCAGTTCGTAATCCCACGTGACTTCGTAGTGCCACCGCGAGCCGTTGTAGTTCGCCACGCTGGCGTTCATCGCCCGGCAGTACGCGGCCTCGGGGTGAGGTGAGAGAAACGAGACGCCAGGAGCGTTCACGATGGACGTTTGCGGCGTCGTGGGGTCGTCCACCTCGACGACCCATTTCCGCTGAAACACAGGAGGCTCGCCGAACTTGCGGCTGGCCGACACGGCGGCGAGCTCGGTCACGCTCAAGACGCTCATGCCGCAGCCCCCAAGATCTCAACCTTTTGCAGCTGCAACTCCCGCAATTCCTTGCGGATCTCCTCAAGCTTCTGCGTCTGCTTGCGATACTCGGCAATCGCCGGGTCTTCACGTCCCGACGCCAAGGCGAGGAACTGAGACATGCCCTCAGCCGAGCGAAGATCGTTCGCCTTGAGCGCCTCATTGGACTTGCCGCCAAGGGCTGCGGCACGCTCGGTGGCAATCTTGTCGATTTCATCCTGCTTGCCGCCCATCTTCTCATCGATGGCTGCGGCCTTCTTGGCGGCCTCCTCTTGCCGCTTCTTGGCTTCGGCGGCTTCCTTCTCAGCCTTGGCCTTGGCGGCAGCCGCCTCGCGGGCGGCCTTAGCATCGGCTTCTTTCTGAGCACGCTCGCGCTCGCGCTCGGCACGTGCTTCTGGATCATTCATTCTGCGGCGAGCGCGATCAACTGCGCGGCCCGCAGGGCCATCGGCCCCCTGCGAAGCGTTACCGCCGAAAATCGCACGGCCGGCGGCACCTGCTGCATTTGAGGCCGCGCTTTCCATGTCTTGCGAGTTCTGCTCAGCCTGCCTCTCAGCGTTAGCCGCTAGGTCTTTCCCAAACTGCTCCAGATCGTTGGAAACCCAAGAGCCAATGCCCTCAAGAAACTTGCCGAGCGCCATCGCAAGCACGTTGCCGGCAATCTGGAAAAGGTTAAATGCCATCCGCAATGTCTCTGACACAGCTGTAAACACATTGCCAACAAACTCAAACACAGAGCCGATTTCTTGCATCGTCACGCTAAAGCCGTCGAAGCTCGCGGCGGCGTTGTCAAAGATGCCAGCGAAGTAATCAGCGATGTCGAGCAGGGCGTTCGAAATTACGTTGGCGACCCCCTCGCCGCCGTTACCGTTGACGCTCTCAAAAGACTCGACCATAGCCATGATGTCGTTGGCCAAGCTCTCGACGATCGGTGCCAGATTGCCAACGACATTGCCAATAATGCCGTCAAACATAGCCCGAACCATAGCCAGCGAGTCGTTCATTGAGTCGATTGCTTCGACTTGGTCTGCGCCAACGATTGCGCCCAGCCGCTTCATGCGTTCTTCGATTTCGGCGAGGTTCTGACTCATCAGTGGCAGCAGTTCGACACCGGACCTTCCGAAGATGGCAACGGCTGCGGCTGCTCGCTCCGCCGGCGTGGGCAGCGCGGCGATGGCCTGCTGTACGGCCTTAAACTGCTCTTCGGGCGACATAGCCATCAGTCTGTCAACGCTTAGCCCGAGGCTTTCGAACGCCGCCGTCTGTTCTTTGCCGCCTGCTGCAGCCTGCCCGAGCGCTAGGCCAAGTTTCTGCACCGCCCCTGTCACGTCCTCCACACCGCTTAGACGGCCAGCCATCTGCAGTGCCTGCAGGGCCTCAACGCCGATGCCGGTACGCTCAGCCAAATCGTTCATGGCGTCAACGGCTGAGGCAACCGAAGATGCGTAGTCAAAAGCAGTTTGGGCAGCCGACGTGAACGCATTGGCCACCATGCCAATGCCCTTGGCCACGACAGCCCCAATCGCAATGTTCTTCAGCACGGACACGTCGCGGGCTGTCTGCTTCGCGGCGTCGCCAACCTTGTTGCACGCTCGAGCAGCCTCATTTGCGCCCTTGGTCATGCCGCCAGCGCTCATGCTGGCCTGCATTACTAGTGCGAGAACTTTGCTCATGTGTCACCGCTTCAACTTGCTAAGTTCTGCTGCGATCTGTTCTGCCGTCATCGGCGGGCGGTCAATCGGCATGAAATCGTCTTCCTTTGGCGGCCGGCCTTTGCTGTACGGTGCCAGCGTCGCCGTGACGATTCTCGCCGTTTGTCTCCACTCGCCTCCCAGGGGGTTTACGAACCGATGAAACGCCAGCCATTGCTTGTATTCGGCAACGTCCATGCGTTGGCCAAGTTCCCGCAACGTCATGCCAAGGTGACCGGCCAGCAGCAGCGGGAATGCGTGCAGCGGCCGGTCAACTAGTTTTTTCCGAGTTCCTCAATCTCCTTGTCATCAAGCTCATTGTGCCTCTGGGCGATCTTGAACAGCTTGGCACCCACCTTGCCGCTGAGTTTCTTCAGCTGATCGTTAGAGAACAGCGGCTTGCCGTCGGCATCAACCAGGCACTTGCTGAGGTAGCGGGTGCGGTACTCGTCCACGCCCTCGCCCTTGGAACGCAGGCACTCCAGCTCCCACGCCTGCAGATCGCCAAGCGGCAGCGTGCGAATCCACACGTCGCACTTCCACTCGGGCACATGCACCTTTACGGACTGCGTCTGATCAGCGGCCAGAATGTCGTCGGCGAGTGGCATTACGGTTTGGCTCCCAGCTTAAAAACAAATGTGATGCGCTGCAGTTCTCCGACATTAGCCGTCCATGAAAGCGACTGAAGGATTGCTTCAAAGTTGAAAGTAACCGATCCGTCAATAAAAAGATCGCCAGAGTTGCCAACATTGGCGAGCGAGAAGGTGCCGAAGTCGAGGCACGTTATCGTTACGGTGCCGTAGTCAAAGTCAGAGGGTCTAAAGACCTTATCTCTTGTGACCTGTGAGCGTGGCGTGATTTCGACAGAGTCCACCTGCACGCCATCGACGGAGACAGAAAGCACCTCGCCCAGATCGTCGCCGAGAAACTGGACGTATATGCCTTGCGAGTTAGTCGCCACGACGGCCTCCCGTCGTCTAGCTCTTCACTTTAAAAGTGAGGCTCTGCTTGACGAGCTCGCCCACCGCGTAGGACACGCTCGAGCTCGACACCGTGGCGGTGTACGTCGTGCTGGCGAACGAAAGCACACCAGACTGCCCGATGGCAACCGCCGTCGTGCCGAACGCCTCGCAGCTGACCTCATTGTCGATGAGCGCCGGCGACTGATAGGTGCGGTTGGCACCGGACGCCAAGCCGAGGTGCGAGTTGTCAAGCAAATCCCCGCCCGGCGTCACGGTGACGCTCGTCACGGTGTACGTGGATCCGGCAAAGGTGAACGTGTTGCCCTGCGAATCGACAGCCATGTGGCAATGCTCCTTAAGCGGCGGGGGCAATGGCCCCTACTCGTTTTCTATGGCACCACGCGGCAATCCTTGCAGTTACAGAAACCGTTCGAGGCTCTGCATATCCGCCACCCGCCTGGCACGCTCAGCCACGATCTTTTGGGCGTTTTCTAGCGCCGTGGTCATTTCGGCAGACAGGGTTGCGGCGACGGCAGCCCGGGTCGCTGACCACGCCTGAGCAACGGGCCGCTGGGCCGTCATCTCGCCAAGGTGAATTGGCGTTTTGCTCTTTTTAAAAAACGCTTTTGGGTACTTCGGCGAAGTCACCACCCGCCCGTTGGCTCGCGCCTTCTTGGAGCCGGTGAGCCGGAACGGTCCCAGCTTGTTAAATGAACTGGCTATGTAGCCGCCTTGCTGGCGAACCGCCTGCGTTTGCTCCTTAAGTTCACGTGCCTGCTTGGCACCAAGAGATTTTCGCAGCTTCTTGTTCTCGGCCCTGCTTGACCGGGCGTACGGCGTGCTGGCCTTGGTTTCAATCACCCTGTCCTTGGTGCCCTTTTCAAGAAAGAACTGGTGGAACCCACGATCTGATCCTTTCTTGACGGTGCCGCCTCCAGCCGACTTGCTCGGTTTTGTCCCTGCCTTTCGATACCCAACCACTGCCACGCCGGTGCGTGTCTTTGGGTACTTCACTGGCTTCACCATGGCCGCACGTGCGAGGTTGCCTGTCGGCCCTTTCGGCGTCAGGGACTTCAGCTTGACGAGGCATGGCTGCATCGCCCTCTTCACGGCCGAGCCCATGCACGTGGCGGCGACGTTGTCGGGAATCTGCTTGAACGCCTCGGCGACTTCGTACGGTGCCGGCATCGACACCTTGAGCATGCTGCCCATTACGTGGCCTCGTTAATGCGGAACTCAAACGTCTGAGCCACGTTGTAGTACGGCATCATCTGGTCATCGGCCGGCATATCCACGCCGTCGGCCTCGGTCTGC